AAGGGGCTCCAGTATAATTAAATGCCCCAGAGGTCACCTGCTCACCAGTATGCATATGGCTCTTAAAGTCATCAGCCTGCCAGCTACCCAAAACACGACCTGCATCAACACCACGCGCATCATCCCAACCGCGCAAGAATTCACCGCGTGAATCAGGCAGGTTAAAGGTAGTAGAGCCATTACCAGCACCGTACATTGTGCCAATCTCTGCGAACAACGCAGCGTATGATGTGCGGCTCACCGCAGCTCCGTTGGCTTTCAAAAATCCTACATGTACTGTACCGCCGAAAAATGGCATAGCTGCACCTACGGGGACTGCACTCATATTAGTCCATGCTGACCATGCGCCCCCAACAACACTGCAATGATAGACGTATCGTGAGGTTAATGGCGCATCCAGCGGCGTAGCTCTTAAATATCTGAATTGATTAGCGGAGATATCACTAATATGCCGCATGACTTCGATATACCACCAGCCGCTGGGTAATCCGTTTTGCGCTACTGTTAGATTAACATCATAAGCCCCTAAGGCTAAATCGTCACCCCATGTTTGTAGTGGGTAATTATCATAAAGATGTCTGACCCGTTCAGACCAGCTGCCATCTGCACGCTTCACGCTGTTCGTGCGACCGGCTGCTACTTCGGGTGCTGCACCTGCCAAGCCTGCTGTGCCGCCTGATACGGGCATCCAATTTGCCCCCGAATCTGTAGCTGGGTCATTTCCGATATTTGCATCTGATTGTGAGATGTAAATAACACCTGATTTGGTTGTGATAGCGTCCGCATTGTATTCCTGCAATGTGTCCCAGCTTGCAACGCCTTGCTGATGCAGGTATGCCAGAACTTGCGACAGCGTGAACCCTAGCGCGTTGAAATCCTGTTTTGTGGGGTTCTCATTAACGCCAACGATGCCCCAGCCGCGAAGAAAACTAGCGGTTATATTATCGTTAAGGATGTCGCTCTGCGTTACGCCGCCAAAAACTGTGCGCTCTGTTCCTACAGCTGCCGAGCCAAACGCTTTAAAATCACCTGAAATTCTGTTAATTTTTGCCATGTTATATCACCTTGCTTGCAAATATACCACCGATGTTCAGTGGGTCAAACTTGTCAGAAAAACCACGCGCAATCGGACTGTCAGAAAACCCGAAGGTCTCGCTTGGTATTGCATGAATTATCTGGTCATAGCGCACGCCTTGCGGACTTGGCAGTATGCCTAGCTTCCTTATTGCCTTTAGCCAGTCGCTGTTAAATGAAGGGTTCACATAAAGATGCAAAGCCATCGTGAATTTGTCAACAACGTAAGCGTCACCGCTGAAAATAGTCGCTATCACATCCTGAATAGAGATTTTACTATCTGAAACCATGTATGCAGAGCCGTTGTTGAATGCTATTTTAGACTTAATGAAAAATCTGTATGCTATATCGTCAAGCTCTAAAACAGTTCGTGATGGCTTAAATTTATCATTAAACGGTGCGCTCAAATCTAGCACTGTAAATTTATCAGAAAACCCCTTTGAGCTTGGATTGTCTGAAAAACCGAATGCTATCTTTGCAACGATAAACGGAATGCGGCGAGATATACCAACAATTCGACCTAGCATGTCAAGCCTGTCACCTGTTGCTGTGTCTATATCGAATGCAGCACCAATTGACTTTAAGCCGTTAAATGCTATCTCCCACGTTCCAGCCTTCATTGTTATTTCAGCGTTTGCTTTCGTTAGTGACCAATATTGCTTAATCAATAAGTCTGCATAGGCATTAGTAAAAATGCTCATTATGGGATTTCCGTAATCGTAACATTTGTTACTGATATGCTAAAAACATCACCAGCACCTGACGCTAGAATGTCAGTAACAAATGTGAAGTTGTCATTGCTGATAGACATTAACGTAGCTGTGAAATTATTCCCGACACTATAAACCGAAGCATACAGATTGCTTGCGCGGGCTATCTCGTTAATGCTGTATGGCTTCGCAGCAAGCGCGTTTTTAATACCGACAATGTCCACAACAGCACCACCCACAGGTTGAACAGTCAATGTGACGTAAAGAGGCACTACCACAGGTCTATCAAATGCCATGTTATGCAAGTATGAAAATGTTGTCATGTTCGGCTTTGTTAGTGTTTCTGTATATGTTCCAGTAACAGCACCTTTCACACTAACGCCAGCCGTTCTATTCTTTGCGATAGTTAGTATTATGTCCGCAATATCACCGCCCTCTACGACACACCAAATCGAATGCGGACTCATTGACAAAACTGCATCAAATGTACCAGTATTATTCTCATAAACTTTTAAATCTGTCACTCCAATCTGATTGGCTAATGCTGTATATAAACCGCCAACGGTAGTAATTGCAGGTGATGATAACGACCGATTGCGGCGAATTCGCAACGCTTCATCAGTCTCTTCAGCTTTACCAGCAATCGCGGCGAGTGGATTCGTAACAGATATAACTCCAATTATTATTGTGTCTTGTATTGTTACCGTTGCTGCATCTGCTGATACATTACCAAAATTTTTGGCAAACAACGTGGTCGATGTTGTTCCAGCCAGCATTGTTATTGAGCTGTCCGCAACCCACAACTGGCCCAAACTATCAGATAGTGTGTATCCGATAGGTATCTGAACCGTTCTATCTGTTGTAATATCAACGTCAACTTGCGATCTTGTCGGCACACCGCGAGAAATGCCCGCTAACTTTATTATTTTATTTAACCCTTCGCCCGTTGACAAGTCGGGATCCATCTGATTGTAAAGGCTTAAAGCATACGTTTGAATGTCAAGCCGCGCTTTCGCTTCGATACCAATCCTCTGACCGTCTGGGCTGTCGGGAGCTGTGTTAATATCAGAGCCATAGGCAGCTTGATAACCTGCCACAAGCTCGTTATAGATTTCCTGATATGTTTGAATGGTTAAGCCACTTGGCGTTAGTGTAAAAATCATGGTTGCACGCTCACTGTTTTGTCAATTCGTTGGTCATAAATATCAATCACCCTAACGCTGATGCTTGCAGCTCGATTCGAGTCCACTGCATTGAGCTGCAATAGTTCAATAGAGCGAACTCCGACCGTATTTAATATTGATTGCTCAATTTCTGCTAGAATTCTGGCTTTCGTATTCTTTGTACCGAGCAATTCAACCCATGGTATGCCATGCGAAATGTCTGCAAACCAGTCGTCAGTAAATGAGCGCAACCGCGTCACAACGCTTTGCCCGATTGCTTCGGACTTTGTTGCATAATTTGCGCGACCCTTCCCAAACGTCCAGTCACCGTTTTTATCTAATCTGGATACTATCATTGTGGCGCACCTGTTGAGCTGCCACCTGGTTGCACTCCACTATGAACATGCGTGCCAAACGATATGCCATTGACCACAAGATTGCCTGTTATCGCGACATCACCCGTATGCTGCGTTGCGCCTGTATGCGTTATATCCCCGTCAATCTGCATGTTTCCGATGTGATGTGAATCGCCCTTATGCTCAATCACGCTAGGGATAGTGATAGCACCTGACAACGGATTAACGCCTACAATGGCAATGCCGTCGCTGTAGTCGTGCATTCTAAACTCAATCGGTACTTGGTTGTCCTGTCCGTCATACCATTTATCAAATGCGCGTTCTGTGAATATAAGTAAACAATAATCACCCACCGAAATAGGATAAGCTGTATAACTGCCACCGCCCTGCAAAAATAATACAGGCACTTCTATAAATTCAGGTAAATCAATCTTCACACCCTTTACAGTGCGGCTGGTGACAGGCTGGCAGTCGATAGTTAAAGCATTAACCCGCGTAACTTTAGCAATGGTCGCAGTGTGCAAATCTGCAAGTGCTGAATCAACTGCGATCATTAAAGTATCTATTAACTGTTTAGTTTCCATTAAATAACCTTATAACCTTGTGCCAATATTGCAGTCATTGATTGCTTCCAGTCTGCCCCGTAATTGTCCCCGTTATACACCGCCGTTTCAACTTTGTAAACTCCGTTGTATTGTGGAGCTAGATTGCTCTTCATTTCACATAGCCCACCGATGCGAATAGATGGGTTTAACAGCGTGTCAAATGTAAGCTTTGAACTCTGTCTTGCTGGGGTATTTAAAAGACCCGTTGCAGGTGATACGACTGGAATAAAACTCCCTGTTACTTCGTCTTTTTTGATAATATAAAGCTTCCCATTATCAATATACCACGTTTCGCCGTCATTCATTAAGTCATCAATGAGCTTAGTACTTGAGCCTACCAACACACGCGGACGAATTAAAGGCGCTTGGTATGTCATCTTGCCCTTTGTTGTATTGGGCATATCTGACAAAATTGCATCTATTGCAGCATTCTTGCCCCTGACGGTCTTGCTTGTGAAGCTGTTTAAATGGTCAAATAGTCCATCAATACATTCAATCTGTGTTACTAAATCAGCACCTTCTCTGAAATTCTCGCCGCGATGTATTGTGCCTGTGAATAACAATTTCAACTGACCATTATAACCAACACTCAAGGACACAGGCACACGCTTGTTTTGATTCTCCGCATCTTTAGCAATAGCCGCGCGATTCGACGGTTTTAAATTGTAAACTCTGATAGTTAGCTTATTTAATCCACCGTTGATTGATTTACTCGCAGAAAAAGACACGCGCAAAGGCGGTACGATTGCAACTGTTTTAGTAGCACTAACCTGTATAGTTAGTTTAAAATCCCTATTAAATCGGGACAGGGGCTGCACGAATCACATCCATATCAATCGGCTCAAGCATATACAACTTGCACCTGCCAGTCTTAAAATCATCTAATCTAAATGGGTCAATAACATCGCCAACCACGGCAAAATCAAAAGGCAGATTGGATGATCGTATATGTAAAACACCTGCACTCAATTTGACACCATTTACGATCTTACCTTTATATTCAACATCAAAACACCACATACTTACAGTCTGATAAAATCTAAGCGTCAAAATTATCTCTGATTGTTGAAATATGATGATATGCCGCTGGTGGGCTTCATCTGTTATGTTCTGAATTTGTATCATTGAGTGATCCACGAAAGTATGGAGCGGCTAGTTTTCACACCTTCTTGCGCACCTTTATCTTTTTCAGAGTCAGTTTGACCGCCTGTACCTGCCGATGGGTTCTTTGCTGCAACATTTGCATAAACAAGCTCTGCAAAACTCATTTTTTCAGCTTCTAGCGTAAACGTGGTAGAGTCCGCTTGATTATCAGTTGACAATGTAAATGATGTTACGCACATATTTGTGCGCTTTCTGAATGGCATGTCGATGTCGATTAACTGTCTGCCTAAATGAGCTGCTTCCATTGCATCAACGAATTTGTTCTGGTTGCTTTTGTTTGCGCTGTCTCTGTTCCCGAACATGTCAAATAACTGTTCGCCTTTAGCTATGATGTTATCAAGTGCGTTCACTGCATCAAGTGCGGTGGTTGTCAATTCTGCAACCTTTGAAAGTTGGCTTTGTGTTATTGCTGGAGCAAACATGCTTGTAAAATTTCCAATCTCCGCCGACTTTGTTTGAAACTGTTTAATCAGAGGCGATGCTCGTAAATGAACATCACTAACATCACCCTCAATCGAAATTGTAAGCGGCTTTAAAATGATATGATCATGCACTAGGCTACCATCTTCCAAGGGTGTCGAGGGGATTTCAGACTCAAAGCGCGTGCTGTCTTTTATTCTGACAAATGCAGTGAATCCACCGATTCCTACCTCAACAGTCGGGACATCGCCGACTTTAGCATTCAGAAAATCAGAAACGCGCCCCATTATCTGCCGCCGACATTCATCAATGTGTTAGCATTATCAAGCTGGCGGTTTAACACGCTATCCACCGCCCGACCTGTGCCTTGCGGGTCGTTTGTGCGGATGGTTATTGTGTTGTGCTGGATTACTTGGCGATTGTCATAAGACTGACTGCCGTCCGCATTTGGAAGACCATCATTTCTCAATGTCATGGGGGCTGTCATAGCAGTCTGTTCATCATCAATGAATCCCAAAAACTTAGCAGCTGCAACACCACCCGATAGCATAAAGTCACCAATTTTACCGAGTAAGTTCCATACTTCATTCAAAGAATCAACAAGCACATCAACAGCAGTTTTGAGAAATCCAAATCCAGTAGTCAGATCTGCGACTAAATCGCCGCCTGTTAGGTTATTGTAAAAATCTGCTATGACTGATTGCCCGCCCTTAAACGCTGTCATTAAATCATCCACGACAAGATATAACGCTGCGATCCCTGCAATCGTCAACACGACAGGCGAAGCCACCAAAGCCATAGCCCCCGAAAATCCCAATGCTGCAATCTTCATAGCAAGAAACGCCCCAGCCATCACACCAAGTACTGGAAGCATACGATTAAATGACTCAAGCAATATGCCGCCCCATTTAATTGCAAACTTGACACCATTGATAACCCAGCCTTTATTGTCTGTCAATAACTGGGTGAATCCGTCAGACATGTGCCGCATTTCAGGAGCGACACCAACGGCGATTAGGTTTCTGAATGAGTCAACACTAAACCACATTGAGTTGACTGACTTTGTGTAATCTTTCGCAGCGTCGGTTTGTGACTTAGTGAGTGTGCCCAATTCCTTAGCACGGTCTCTCAAGTTTGCAAGCTCTGACCCTGTTTTGTTAAGCAACTGCAATAAGCTCGAATCAATACCTAGTGCCGAAGCGAAATGTTCCTGTTCTGACATGCTTAGATTTAATTCGCGGAAACGCTTACCTACTTCTAACATAATGCTGTCCGCAGACTTGACTTTCCCATTTGCATCACGCACAGAAATTCCAAGCCTCGAAAAGTCATCACTACCTTGTTGCGCGGCTTGCCCAATCGTGCTAGATAACCCCTTGATGCTTGACTCCATCGCCCCCACGGTGCTTTGCGATTGCGTGGCAGCAAATGATAGCTCCTGTATAGACGTAACGCTTACACCTGTTTGATTACTTAATGCGCTAAGTGAATCAACGCCCTTTAAGACTCCGTCAGCCCAAAAAGCAAACGCGCCTGCCGCAACATTCAATCCCGCAATCATGCCGCCTAGCAGTTTGATTGAGCTACCTAAAGTCGCGTTATAATCAGTCAGCGGAGCAGTTGAGCCAGTGAAGCTGAACTTAGTAACGAGATTATTTACCACTTGTGCCATCTAACGCTCCTTTGCCTTTTGATAGTGATACGCTTCTAAGTCATTCTGGATGCTCTCAAATTCAACCACGTCCAGAAATCTATCAGCGTCCCATTCTTCAATCTCTTTAATCGAACCATAACCCTTTTTAACCAATTGGAATATAGTCGCGTCTTCATCGCTAACATTTGTGAATGTGACTAAATTGCAATCCTCACGTCTTACACTAACGCTGAGGCGGTATCTTTTTCTTCCAAAAAAGTGTTACTGATCACCGCCAACGCAACGGAAATGAATGGTATATAATCATTCGGATATTCATCCCAGTGTTCATCACCAAGCCTAGACAATAACGAATCATTGAACGTAACAGAATCATTTATAACCGCCTCAACGGGTTCAAATTCAGGCGAGTCAAGAAATGAATAATTATCATTACCAATGTCTGCCTGGACGCTCGTGTGATAAGCCAACACTTTGCGGCGTTTCTTGAAATTTATTTTAGTGAACTTATATTCACGGCCGTTAATCTCTGCCACGCCCTCTTCCGAAATCTTCTTAACCATTTCTGTGGCTGCTTTGGTTTTTTCATCGCGGCTTTGCATTATACGTTCCTAAATGCGTTGCGGAAACGTATAGTATATTCCATCAATGCGTTTCCATCAGTATTGCTTTTAACGTTTGTTGGTTGAGTAGTGATAGAACCATTTTCAAGCGTGTAAGATTCCGCCGCTGCTTTTCCGTCACGCGTAAAATCTTCTTTAACAGAACCATTGAAAATCGTGACGCTGCCCTGATTTTTTGCGCTATTTAAGAAAATATCAGAACCGCTATATTTCTGAACACGTAATACCATGTCATGCACATTTGCATCATTTCTCACATTGATATTAACGCCGCCGTTTGCCGCGTTGATTTGGTTTGTTGACGGATTTACGGGGGTAAGCTCTACAATGTCACCCTCCCCAAAATCAGTGATAGCAACCCCGTTTAAAACTACCGAGGTGCTATCTGCTTGCATTGTAATTACTGACATAATTTATACTCCTTAAATATTAAAATTGATAATGATGTCAACAGAATGAATCGCACCAGCGTTTTTAACTGCCGCTTGCAATGTTGGTGACTTGCGAGCCTGACGGGCGGCTTGGGGCTGGTCTGCAAGTTTGCCTGCAATCCAATAAAAGCCGTTCGCTAAAATACTGCGTTCAAACGTAACACGATCACCGAAATAATCAGGGCTTGACCATGTGCCAGGTGCAAACACGCCAGCACGAACAAATCCGCGTGTGGTTTTTTCGCCTTGGTCTAACAACTGATTAACACCACGCTGGGTTTGCGGGATTTTAGTTGCTGTTGATTTCAATAGATTATACATGTCGGTTTGAACAGCATCAATAAATGCAATTAAATTATAACGGTTGTCTTGAAAGTCATTTGCGCCACTCGTCAAAATAACAGGCGTGTTCTTAATAGCCGTGTACAAATCAAGTCCTACTGTTTTTGCGTTTGCAATCTCTGTTTGTGTGTATGATTCAGCGGCAATCGGCAATGCTTTAAGCTGCAACGTCAAAGCCGAGTTTTCAGCATTGAAGTTTACAGTATGAGCGCGTGCCATATATGCCGTGGCGAACAAACGATTCCCAGCATGGCTGAATAACATTCTGTAATTAGTGAGGCTTGACAGTTTAATATCCCACACAACATTTGCGGGGTCTACTGTAAGATTAGATGCAGCACTGAATACGTCATAAATTAGCACGCTGTTTGCTTGTGACCATACTGCCAAATCTTTAGACTCTACATCTGTAGGGTTGTCAATGAATACCGCACCTTTTATATTAACCGCAGCTTTCAAAGCTGTAATTGCCGCCACTTTAGTTTCAATAGCAAGAACTGCCGATGCAGCCCCTTGCACGGTTACAGCACCAGATCCAGCCGCTAAGCCTAAAATAGTGCCGATGAATGTCCCTGTGCCTGGGTCGCTTGCTACAGTCATCAAACTAAGCACGCCTGCTGCGGCACTTGTCACGATAATCTCATTACTAACAGACAATGTAACTGCCGCACCTGTGATGCCTGATATTTCATTGTCGAGTAATGTTACCACGTCCGCAAGGCTAGTGACTGTCCGTAAGTCCATCGCGGCAACGCTCACTGTCGTTCCGTCAACATCAATATTCAGCGAGCCGTCGGGGATGGCTTGAAGCTGGCTAACCACAGTCGCTTCGGATAATTGTGCGCCAGTTAATACAGCCGATGTCGCAGCAACTGTTTCAGCTGCACCGCGCCAATATCCTGCAACGAATAAGCCGCCAGCGTTGACTGGGTTCGGCTGTGTGCCGAAGAATGCCGCAGCGTGTGAATACATTTCTGACGATGTTCCAAAATCTGCCGCTACAGACCCCACATCACTGTATAAAGCATATCGGTTAGCTGTGTTGATACCGCCATTTTGCTGACTCGTAATCACGGCGCATACGTTCATGTTGTCACGCGCAGCAAGTAAGCCAGTTGGCAGTAACGCCACGTTAATGATATTGTTAATATTAGTTTGCATATTGTATTCCATCCTCTGTTCTTATTTCTATCTGTGCGGTATCTATGCGCAAGTTAGGTACTGTTTCCGAAACTGAGACAAACGCGGTTAATTCAATCTGCACACGCTCGCCATATTGCTGTCCTGTCAGGGCTTTGACATCTGTCAATCCAGCGCACTGATATAATGTTACATCATGCAATTTTTTAAGCTCTAAAGCCGCTTGCGAGTTCATAAGCAAACCGAGCCTTGTAGCTGTCGCGTAAGCGTTTTTGCCGTAAAAATCCACGGTTACGATACCACTCAATAACACATCATAATTCATTGTTTCTGCAACATCATCGAACACACGCCCTGACGCTTTTCTTTGCATTGCGCCAAGATTATCAACCACTATGTAGTCAGTTTCAAATTGTTCGCGCTCAAAGTTCTGCCGACCAATCCTAATCAACTGCTCATCATACGCTAACAAGTCACGAATAACTAAAGCTGTTCGCCTGACCGCTGTATTCATGTCAACGCCCTTTTAGTTTGTTCCGCGATTGCTTCTGTATATCCGTACAGCTGATAATCACCTGCATCAATTATCTTGAAATCAGAGCCGTTAAATTTAATCATCTCGCCCAGAAATACCTGACTTGCTGCATGTATCTGAATATATTTAAGTGACCAGTCAATATCAGCGGCGTTTAAATGCTCTTTTTGTGCGGGCTGAATCACAGCATCTATAACGCGAGCTGTTACAGTGTCCACTTCAACGAAATCAACCGTTGACTTTGTTATTGTCTTGACAGTATAAGGCTTGACCCATGATGCTAGAACACCAGAAATATCAGGAAGCATCACGCACCGCCCACGTTATTGAACCACGCAAAGTACCAGTGTCAATCAATGGCTGCGACGAACCTTTGGCTTTCTTCGTGCTTGCTTTAATGTCCTGCCACCGTCCGTATCCCATAGTCGTGAACGCGCCTTTGCTGTAGTTTGATGCAATAGTTCCTATCCTGCCAAGTGCAACAGCTGTCTTTTGTCCGTTCAAAACTGATTCGAATTGCTTGGCTATTGCTTTGTTTATCTCTTTCTTATTCACAATGAATGGAACACGCAAAAAAGAACGCTGCGGAATATTGCCATAACCATACTCATGTCTAGCACCGACGCTTAAAATTGTCATGCCATTATCATAAATCTTACCTCCGACTTTGTCAGACGGTAATCCAACATCAACCGAAGCCCGCGATAGCTTATGAAGTTTGTCAGCCATCTTCTTAGTGTGTTCTAAAAATTGCTTAGGGTTCATACAGCAACACCGCCAAATTGATGCGCAGTCAAAAATAAGAACCGTTGTCCGTATTTTGTCGAGCTTAAAAAGTCAGACAGAGCACCTGCGCGCGTGGATTGTGCATAACTTACAGATACGCTACCCACTGATTTGCTTTGTTCGTTTTGTATAGCTGCGCTACTCGTTCCGATTTCCAAAACAAGCAAATGCGCCACCAAATTTAACACAGCTTCTTTATTGAGTGCATAGTTCTTATTATAATAAGAAGTCAACACAGGCTCAATTACTGGCAGATATGTATCAACATCAGCCGTAGCGAATGCAGGAAACCTAGCCTTAAAATCTGTAATTAGCGGCACTTATTAGCCGCGTGACAATACGCCAATTTCTACGGCGCGTTCGATTTTCTTCATTAAAAGCTCATTTTTCAAGTCTTCATCAGTCAATGTACAAGACTCACCAACGGCGAGCATGATATGATTGAGGCAGCGTTTGTTGTTTGAAGTGTTTACGATAACATTACTGGAAGATGCAGCTTCTTCTTTTTCTTCAGCTTCTTCAACTTCTTTTTCTTCAACTTCAACTGGTTTAGCTGCAACTCTCTTTCTTCGTGCCATGGTATAGCTCCTTAATTTTAAAATGGAAAGCTAGGCGGCATTACACCACCCAGCTTATAATCCTACAAGCCCGTCAAAATATAACCAGCCGTATCTTCCAAAACATCCAAACCACCAATGCGATATTTACTATCAACGCGGAAGTCAAAAGATCCTTGTCGGATGATTTCACCAACTGTTAATGGAGTCGGGATGCGCATTTTCATAGCTTCGCTGTTTGTTGAATATGCAACGGTATGAGATACACCCGCACCACCAGCTGCATCGGCGCGGAATGTTCCACGAAATTCAACGCCTGCAAAGTTTGCCTTCAATGCGCTTAACACGCTGGATGCGCCGTTTGCTGTATTTAAGATAGTCACTGTTAATGTATTCAATACATAAATAGGCATATCAACTTTATCTGCCATATATTCAGGAGTGTTGTTCACTGCGTTATGCTGTGCGATAAGCAAGCCCGCAATATCATCATACATTTGCTGCGCAGTAATTCCGCTAACAGCACCTGTGGCAGCAGCAGAAGTAAATCCCGCATGGTTCAATAAACCTGTAGATGCAGCGACATCAGGAACGCCCAAGTAACCAATCTGGTCAACTTCGCGCAGATAAATGCGGTTATGTGCTGTGATATAATCAGACACAAGATTGATATTCTGCAAGTCAGCTTCTTTCACTTCTGAATCAGTCCAGATTGAATGTGATTCGCGCTCGAAAACTTTCAGACTAGACTCTTCGCCAGTCATTGAAATCTTGCCTTTATTTCCAGACGCATCACCAGCTGTTGAGAAGCCACCCAATTCCTGCTTGCGCAATGATTGAATGATTCGAGCATAGCCGCCTGAATTGTCAGCAACAATGCCGCTGTTTACAAACGATAGTGATGGATATTTCTTCTCAAAGATTTGAGGATCAACCGCTGTTAAGTTACGAGCTAAGATTGAACCAGCATACGCATCTGAAAAGCCTTTTTTCTTTCCTGAATCTTGAAACTTTTGAAAACTATCGAGGTCATATAGATTGCCAATTTTCATTTTAAATACTCCTTATTATTTCAAGCGCACAAGCCAAACATTCGGCTTGATCTCTTGGATGAATTCTGCACCTGTAGCGATGTCTGTATTAGTTGCTGTGGCTAGACCATCGTTAGCATCGCCAAGGTTGGAAGCATAAACGGCACCAAATTGGACAGGGGTTTCACCAGCCTTAACGTCAACCGTCACCAAGCCTTCGCGCATGTACTCAATTTGTGAATAGATTGTGTTATCAATAGCCGCGCCCGATGTAACGGGTGCAGAAGGGTTGCGGAGTACTACGCCAGCAATCACTGGGTTTGCACTGCCGTTCATGTTATCAATAGAGCCAGCCGCTAATTTTGCAAAGCGCCCAACATTTAATAGATTTCCGAATACCACCGATGATAAAACAACCTGAATTGTGCCGTATCGTTCACCTGCACCAATGATTTGTGGATCGTTTAGTTGTCCTGTTGCGAATGCCATTTAAATCTCCTTATCTTTTAATTTTTCAAATGCAGAGGCTGTGCCTTTGTCTGCAAAATCCTTGTAACTTGCTGCCGAACTTTTTAACATTTTAAATGCAACTGGCAGTTCAGAATCCGTGAATGTGTCAGTTGTTTCAGTTGCCAAAGCATCGCGCATGATTGTAGCAGTGTCTTTGCCAGTGAAGTCATAGGACTCATCAACAAAACGCCGCGCTTTTTCAATAGCCGCGCCATGGGCTTTTACTGCCGCATCTGTAAAGACTTTGGCTTGTTCTGCAACAGCATCAGAAAACTTTTTGTCTTTGTCGTCTGATTTGTCGCCTGCTTCCTCGTCAGTAATTTCTTCCTTTTCGACAGTGGCATCTTCTTCTTTGGCATCAGTAGCTTCTTCTTTGGTAGCTTCACCTTCTGGCATAACTGCGCCTGCCGCTGCAACTACTTTCTGTAGTGCTGGCACGAGTTTAGCGAGCTGGTCAACAGGGACTGATTTAATCGCCTCTGGCAATCCAGTTGCAAGTTCTACGATTTGTTGAAGGTTTAATTTGCCTTCGGCATCGCAAAATGCTTTATGTAGTTTCATATCATCTCCTTCTGTTTTTTTATCTAAAAAGCTGCACATTGAACCGCAACGTCCTCTATCAACTGCCGCTAAATGATGTGGTACAATATCCAGCTGTTCAAAGTCATAATGATCATGCGGCACTAAGTCAGCCATGTAGCCTAAAGACAACTCGCGCTTTCCTGCGTCAACCGTAGCTTTCATAGAGTCGCTTAATAATAGACTGTTCTTAATTGCGATGGTGGTTTTAGTTGCAGGGTCTAATGTATCAACCATTGCAGCGTCTGACACAGTGCCTCCATCAACAGGTGCTGGAGCATCAAGCGTGACATGTTCATCAGTGATAGGAATGCCTGCCATTTTCATAGCTGTGTTAGCAATGGTCGCAGGGGAACGATAAACTGTAAATATCTTGTCCGCAGGCTCCATTCCCAGCTCATAGCCCACATATTCAAGAACGCCGTCACGTACGCTTACCGCTGTTTTTTTGGCTGGGTCATATACTACTGAATCTCGAAACTCGCCACGGTAGGCTATTTTCTTATTTATCATAGTGCGGTTTATAATCTACTTATTTATAGATGTCAATACATTGATGTGTCTTAATAAAATAAAATCAATCTTCGGGAATAATGTATTCAGCATAACATCTGCATTGGAAGTCAATGCCAGGGTATAACCACTTTCCATCTCTCGATGAATATAGCCCTTTTGCAATATCGAATACTTTGTCATTTCTATCATCGTGCGAATCTCGAACACGAACGTCGTTAGCAGTGCGCCAGATAGCTTCTGTTATGCCAAGGTTCTGAACCCTGATTTTTCCCGTCACAGCGTTGAAGTTGGAAATCTGATTCCTTGCGGTAAACTTAGCATGATTTCTGCGTTTCTCTGCCATGCCTGAAAAGTTTTTCATTACAGCTTCGAGTGATCCACCCTGTGCCATTTCTCGCAGTGTGTTAGCTGTATATTCTGACAGCGTATCGTCTCGGAGCTTCTTAACCCATTGCGCGGTCTCAAGCCTTAATGCATTTATGTTTGATTTAAGACCCTCCGTTGCGATTAGTTCAGTGCTGGGTATGCCAACGCGACGCTCAATAAGTTTGTATAGTTCATGCTGGTTTCGCGTATCAACTTTGGACAGCACGACCGCAACGAACTTCTCAATGCTATCATCATCAAACTGCCTCAATAAACGCCGATTAGTTTGTTTAGCCAGCTTTATCAATATTTTAGCATAGTTGCCCGTTTGCGCATCAGCGAACTTTGCAACAGTTGACTTATGCAACCCACCTATGACGTTGTTAGCATAACGTGCGGCAATCTCTGACATCATGTAAGAAATAGCGCGGTCAAGCTCTCGTTCGTGCGCTTTTGATGACGTGGGCGACTTGATTAAAGCCTCCCCCGCAGCAGTCAGTTCACGCTTTGCCATCAAATAAAGCCGACAATCTCTGTGGCAGTTGTTCCTGTCGCGTGTATGCGTCTGGCTCTACATAGAACATATCCAGCCACACCAACTACGCTCGCGGGGATTACAACAACATTACCTGCATAAGTTGTTATTTTAACATCACCAGCCACGCCAGCTACAAACGCACGGATAGGGTTTACTAGATCGGTCGCGTCATCGGGTGTGATTAACACAATGTCATCCGATGGTGATTCGAGCTTAGGATCGTGTCTTAAAAATTTATCTACCATTTTTTATACCTCTTCATTTTTGAACATCGTGCTAAAATCATCATCTTTTACAATGTCCTTATCTTCTAAATACTGCGCATAATCTTCACCAATCGAAGCTAGCTTAATCGCGTTATCAATCACCTTCGTTTCATAATCTATTCGGTCGTTCGCTGTCTCGCCCTGATTGTCCCTGAAAGAAATACCACCTTTGCCAAGCAAGCGCATTAGCTCGTTAATTTTTGGCTCTAAATAGTCGTCCTGAATGATTTCAATAGCATCTTGAAAAGCTGCTCGCTCTGAATCACCCGAACTATTTAATCCTTTTACGTTTTCCCCGACCAGCATTGATAAAGGGATACTTGTAACCATCGCTAGGCGGCGTAATGTGATCATGTCAGCATCTGCCAGATTTGATATGTTCTGCGACACCACTTCTAAATCATCTTCTTTGTCAATAAGACCAGCAGTATAAATGCCACGAATATCTTCCATCCTACCAAAATAATCAACCATCTCTACATCAGTACCGTTACGCATAGCGTCTTTGAAGCCTGCTACTTTGTAGAACATTGAGGATGCTTTCTCTATGATTTTGGGGGCTGCTCGTTGCACCACACCATCGGCAATCAGCTGATCATAGATTAAATCAAACTCACCTATGCCACCATAAAAGAAATCAGGTGCGTCTAATTCAGGCGGCTGGACATATGTAAAATCAACAACGCGCGTATGATGAATGATTGCGCCGCGCACGTTGTAAAATTTTGGCTTGTAATATTTTGCAGATTGTAAATCTCTGTCAATGTCGCCAATCGTCACCATGTCGCCGCTGAACACATTTAAGAGTGCTTTATCAGAGTCAACTACGGCAAGGGGTTTGCTCAAGTCATCGCATTTATGATGAACTACAATGATGCCGCGCCCAAATGCCAACATCCATTTTGACGCTTCTTTAACCTTATTTTTTAATCGCAAATTAAAATAATCTGAATCGCCGACTGTATCGAATTGGATGGTGTCTTTTAGAGAATATCCAGCCTTGAGCCTGATTATTTTGCTGCCAATACCAGTGCGATATACTTGTCGCAATGTGTTTGAATCAAGCCGCTGTGATTGAAAAGCGTTTGTTGACATTGCATCGCGTCTATTCACTAGACCTGACACAAGGCTCTTTAAACCATCTGCAAATTTACTCATAAACTACCGCCTAAATAATTGCTACGCTAATCACAAAAGCGACCCATAGTCAATATTTGTATGGATTATAGGGCTGTAGGCGATTATGAAAGCGTCTGCTAGATTGGGCGACTTCACGTTTCTCTTATCTAAATCGTCCTTGCTTTCTACTTTCACCTTGCCCGAACTATCAAAATCTTTGAACGGCGTGGACAGCTCATCTATCAATGCATCCAAATAATCGCAATCACTACTAATAGAAATAAGTTCATCATCTCTGAATTTTTGATTCTTCGTGATTGCATTGTGCGTATTTCTGAATCTGTCAGCGACAAGCCACCATGCCTGCGCTTTTATGTTGCTAAAAAAATCCTTGTTTTTAACGCCATACTCATAATCGCTAGATGGCTTATGTATCGCCCCGTTTGCTCTAAACGGTGTGTATTTTATACGCGCCCTAGTGCTCTGGTTTAATTCTTTAAATTTACTGCCAGCAGACGCACCAACGCCTATGCAATCATAGTAAATGTCTGACTGTAACTGTCTTGCTTGTGCATAAACGCGCGTGCAGCTACCTAGCAAATCATCCGTAACACCCTGCCATTGGTCTATGCTAGATGTGACAATGCCCTCCACATAAACCGTGGCGTTTTTATCTTTGCCGTCGTCAGCAATATCATAGCCGATGCGTTTAGCCCCACTTATCTCAATATCTAGTTTTTTGTGAGCGTCAATCGCAGACATAATCCACGACCGTTTAATGATCACTTTATCATCATCGGTTTTAGGCTCACCTAAATATATGTGCCCGTACTTAGCTTCATCCTCTGCTTTTGCAGACTCAATAACTTTGATTATCGTATCTGAAAGAAATGAATTTTCATCATAGTTAATTTTCCTTACGACTGTATGAGGTGGCGGCGATACTACAAACCGCTTCCATACAAAATCGCTTGCAAATCTAGGGTTGAATATAATCCAATGTTGAGAGCCTTCTTTGCGCAAAGTTGGGTCTATTATTTCCCACTGCTCTTCTGTTAATAAATGAGCTTCTTCCGCCCAATGTATATCAATACTTTCCAGCGATTTAATCTCATCAATGTTTCGCCATAAACCGTAGAATATAAACTCTGTCCCTGTAACGTTGTTTATTATTTTATTATTCGTGATTGTGAATTGATTTTTCAAACCGAACCGCTCAATCTGAATTTTGAGCAAAGTGTAGACTGATTCTTCAATTTTATTCTGAAATTGACGAGTGCATAATATCCGAAGTTTGAGCTGTGGCATTTGTGCAAATGCAATAGCTATGCCCGCAGCGTCCCATGATTTTGAGCTTGAGCGTCCACCATACAACACTCTATTGCGTGCAGGCTTTCTCCAAAACTCTTTTAGTGCTGGGTTAAGTGTTGGTTTTATAGAAGTCATCTAGCGTCATTGTTGTGGTTTCATTGGCTGTGTTGTTTTGAATGTTCACCTGTGTTTGGGGTTTGCCCATCACGCAATCTTTATTCCGCGTTGTGATTTGGGAGTGCATGTTTAGCTCATGGAGTTCAACATTATCACCTTTATTCATCATTAACCTATTCGCCTTTCTTTGATTATATTCGATGGCATCCATGAATATACCCTCAAGTCTTAGACGGC